ACGCCAGGATGCTTCGATTCCATTTGGACCTTCCATTGTGTCTTCCACCACAAAGACGGTGCAAGAAACAGGGAGACGGCTGGTGGGATCATCAATCCAGGACTGCACACGCCCAGTACGGGCGATGAGTTCTTTGGTGGTAGACATTATTAAACGAGATCAGTAAGGTTTGGTTCTTTGTAATTTGGACCCTTGAGGATCTTTCCGTCTTCACGGCGGAGGGGTTTACCGTCTTCACCAAGCTTGCTCATGTTGCTTTGGTGTACACGGTTAAGTGCTTCATCGAGATCCCACCCCAGGTTCTCGGCATATTGGTAGAGGACATACACAAGGTCTGCCATCTCTTTAAGTACGTCTGTGGCATTAACCACAAGACCCATGATCAGCTGGTTCTCAGCATCAAGGAACTCTTTGAATTCCTCAACGATCAAAGTCCGCTGCATAGTCCGTGAAGCTGGCGTCGTACTGTTCGTCACTTGGAAACCAGCCCTGAACTCCTTCGCTTGTTCGCTTATGAAGGATTTCTTGTTCAAGCTCATTTTGTAGATAGTGGATTGCTTTGGTTAGGTCTGCTGTCTTGCTGTCTTTATAACCAGCTCTGCAGATATATTTGATAGCGTTGCCTAAGTGGAAGTTCAGTCTTTGGTCTCGGATGAAATCCCAAACTTGAATAGAGCCTCGTCGGTAATACTCGGGTCCACAGGAGTTGCTGTTGGCCATTTAGATACTAAGTTGACTACGTTATTGCTCAAGACAAAACACTGATGTTGCAGTGCCATGAAGATCGTGATGATGTCTTCTTTCTGTGTCTCGGGGTGACGCAATGCGTCTTCAATCTGGCGCAGCTTGAACTGCTGCTCCATCTTCAGTTCCGTCACCACTGGTGGGGGACCAAGGTCTGATGGTTTGATTGGTGAAATCATAATCTTCTACTTGAAGGATCTTTGCTAACCGTGCATTCAGCAATGCAACTGACTCATCGAGATCCTTCTCCATAAAAGCATCCACGACTGTCTTCCAATTACTACCGTGCTCAGCTAGTAGCGCTGCTGCACGTTTGACGCCAATGCCAGGTACGCCTGAATAGCCGTCTGTTTGATCGCCTGCCATAGTTTGAATGAGGTGCCATGTATCACCTTCTTCTTTTGTGATGGTGACAACTTCATTGGTTAGGTCGAAGAGTTCTCCAGGTATCTGTCTCATGTCCTTATCAGGTGAGCAGATGATGTGACCCTTCTCCTTGGTGGCATAGATACCAATAGCATCGTCTGCCTCAAGGGTTGGCATCACAACAACGTTGTACTCTTCCTTGAGTTTGTTGATGACCCTCTTGTAACCACACGGCTTCTTTCGGTTTCGATGTCCTTTATACGCTGGGTCAAGAGATTTACGAAAGTTGCTGCTATCAGAAAAGAAAAGAATAGTATCGTCGTAGCATCCCAGATCATTTGCGATGTTGTAAAGCTCCCGCTCAACGTACCCGTAGGCTTCGCTAAAGTTGGAGGTAACGACGATAAGGTCTTCACCGAAGTCAATTTCAGCTTCGGTTGCTGCACAGCATTTGTAGACAATAAAGTCTGCATCAATAAGTAGACTCATTTACCTTGTCCCCGACGGAGCTTTCGCCCACGCTTCGGGAGACTACGAGTGCCGTTTCCTTGGTGGGTATGTTTGAACTTGGCACGGGATTGAAACTCAACCCGCCCAAGAGATGTCTTTGATTTGACTGCCATTAGTGTACGTCCGCCCAGGTGGATCCAATCTTCCCTTCGGCGGCAATTGGGAGATTGAGGTTGTAATACTCACCTGCTTGTGTGGCAGCCAGTTCAAGTGCAAACTTGACGTCTTCTGCTACAAGAGGATCGCATTCATATTGAAGTTCGTCATGGACAAACGCTAGTTGACTTGCTTTGAAGGGTTGTACTAACTCATTGGCTAGTACCAGCCACCTCTTCGCAATGACTCCCGCCGACGACTGGAGGAGCATATTGAGGCACTTGTGCGGCGAGCTAACGCTGATATACCTACCGTCGATGCTGCGCACAACACCTCGATGTGCAGCTCGCTTAGCAGCTGCCAGCAGTTGGTCCAAGCCTTCAATAGCTTCGACGTAAGCCTTGCGAATTTCTGCGCCCTTTTTCTTCGCCTTGTCCGGGGAAAGGCTTTGGTCATAACTGAATCCTATCTTTTGATTGCCAGCGCCATACAAGAAGGCATACGTTACGGTCTTAACTAGCCGCCTCGATATTCCTATCTTGTCTGCGTTGACTTGGTGGATGTCTCCGTTGAGGAGGATGTCTGCATAACGCCCGCTGTCATACCTAGAAAGATAGTGAGCGAGCATACGCAACTCAATACCACTAAGGTCTGCACCCACCATGGTGAGTCCAGGAGTGGCTTGGAATAATCGACGGCATTCTTCATTAGCGGGTACCTGGGAAAGGTTTGGCTTTCGATGAGCACAACGGTGCGTGACAGTAGCTACTGAACAGTGGTGGTGGATACGATCATTTCGTACCAGCTTTAGCCATGCGTTGACACCTTCGGTCAACATGCCAAGGATCTTGGTTAGTTCCAGGCATCGGAAGAACTGCAATGCAATCTCTGATCCGATCTCCTTAAGTACAACCTCATCAACCTGTGGCTTGCCTTTGTCTGTGAACTCAGTCGGTTTCCAACCGTAGTGCGTCTGCATCACCCAGGCGATGTGATCACGGCTAGTTGGGTTGAGATCTTTTAGTCGAGTGAAAGTAGCTCCTTCGACGTAACCTGCTGGTCCGTTATTTCGTTTCGGAGTAAACTCTGATCCTCCAACGACAGGATGCCGGTCTCGTAGTATCTGACTAATTTCTTCAAGCTCTCGTCTGAGAGTTGATTCAAGTTCCCATGCAGCAGCTTCATTAAAGAACCATCCATGTAACTCTTGTTCGGTCAGTATTTCTGCGACTCGGTGCTCTAATATCACCCAGTCAGGAATTGGCGGAATTGTCTCCAAAGTTTTCGTGTAACAACAACATCTTGTAAGCAGTAGTCCTGCATTTCTTGCGACCAGTCCTTCCAGTCTGTGGTCTTTCCGTAGTTACCTTTGTACTCACCAAGACGGTGGCCGTAGGCTTCTAGCGAGTGGCGACCTAACAACTGAACAGGCATGTGGCCGATCTGTCCCTTCTGTTTTAACTTGTTGTCTTCACCGAGTCGGTCTGCGAAGTACAGCCGGCTCAGTAGCAACGTGTCGATTGCTTTACCCTTTGGCTTGAACCATGGGTACAGCTTCTTTATGACTGGTATGTCGTACGAGATGATGTTATGCCCGATGATTGTGCAGGCATCTTCCAGAAGCTGCACGCCCTTACTAATAGGCTCCTCACTGCCGACATCGTTGTAGACAAGAGTTTGCTTGGCATCAAGATCGTAGACGCCAATGCAGTGGATGCGGGTAACATCATTGTATAGACCGTCAGTCTCAATATCAAAGATCAGGTTCATGGCACATCATTCCAGTGACGTACCACACCTGCACAAATAAATAAGTTCGTGATCAACACTAAACCATCAATCAAAATTAACTTAGCGACCATTCCAGCGGTAGGTCTTGTCGGTAAACGCCGCTTTCTCAACTGCTTCAGGGGTAGGAGGGTTAGGCCGAGTCAGCATTGCTTGCTGATGCGGCGAATCAAAAGTCAGTGTTTGGGTCGAAGTCGTCGTCTGCTTCTGTTTCATGGAACTTACAAGTAGATAGGTCATATTCAAGATTGCAGGCAACACCTACTTCCCCTGAATATCTATTCTTAAGGATTCGCACAGTCGTTCCGCTAGATCCAGACTGTGCTTGCTGATCCCTTTCAAGCGCGATAACGCCGTCACTAAGTTGTGCTGTAGCTGCGCTACCTCTGAGTTGGCCGAGAGCGACACGCGCTCCCTCCTCGTGTCCCTTGTCATCGTGTGTTCTGCGAAGGTGTGATACCAAGAACATTGCAATACCCGTTCGCTCCACTAGCGAGCGCAACTTGGTCATTGTTGTGTCAATCATGCGGCGTTCATCACCATCGAGACCAGACAGCAAGATGCTGAGGTGATCCAGGAAAATTACTTTGGTATCTAACCCGCAAGCAAGATATTCAATTCGGTTGTAGATAATGTCTGGATCGAAAGAACCGAAGCCGTCAAAAAGAAAAAGATTCCACTTGCCAAGAGTATCTTGATAAGCTTCGGTGAGAGTAGATCGGTCATGTTCTCCAATGTGTAGTGCTTTACCAACGGACGCGGACATAAGTCCTAGAGCCGTTCTACGATTTGACTCTTCAAGTGCCAGGTATCCAACCCGTTCTCCTTTGTTGAGAAGGTGAGTTGCAAGTTCACGACAGAAGCTGGATTTTCCGATGCCAGAACCTGCAGTAATCGTGACAAGCTCTCCGTACCTGATCCCGTGCAATTTGTGTTGTAACCCAGAAAAGGGGTACTCATGATCTGAAGGCGGTGAAGGTGTTGTGACTAGCTCTAAGAGGGACTTTCCATCGACAATCCCATCAGGCCGATAGGGCTTCGCATCCCAGATTGCTCTGCGAATTGCCTCAGACTCTCCTGCCTGAAGCGCATCTGAAGCATCCTTATATGTTTCCAGTCGTGCGATCTTCGTCTTGCCAGGTGGTAGGACGCCTGCTGCTTCCTCCGCCGCTTGACGGCCAGCCGTGTCCGCATCGAAAAACAGCGTAATCTCGTCATATCCCTGGAGCCACGGAAGCGCCTTTTGTATAGCCTTTTTGGCTCCGGCTGCTCCGTTTGGTAGGGACACCATTGGCCACCCCGGCATGGCCTCTTGGCATGAAGCTGCATCGAGTTCTCCTTCGGTGATAACAACTCGTTTTCCAGTGGCTGGAAACAAATGTTGTCCAAAGAGGGTGTTGGATGGAGTTCCTTCATATCTAAAGTCTTTATCCTTTGTCTTTACCTTGCATCCTTTAAGGATTCCAGCATCGTCAAAATAATAGAAACGTAGAAGTTCTCCGTCCCTGTAGATCTTGTACTGTTGGCAGACTTTCTCAGAGATTCCTCGCTTGACGAGTCGCTGAGCTTCTCCTTGTAGTCGTACATTAGTGGACATGTGTTGAGTGTGAATGTCACCATCGCCGCTTGTGCGGGTGTTGCAGCTGAAGCAGTAGGTATGACCATCGGAGTACAAGCTGTTTGCATCTGATGACCCACATGTTTCACACGGCAAGTGCCTCACGAACTCGCTTTCGGATGTCTGCGTAAGCTCGTGCCTGCTCATCGTGATACTCAAACCATGAATCAATCGCTCGGTAGAACCCTTCCAATAGGTTCTTGGTTGTCTCTGGATCGCTAGCATCTACATCAGCTAGGTAGTCACTGAGGTGTTCAGCGTAGTAATCAACAGTGCCGTATTTGTGGCTCATTTCTGGTGGAATTGCTGGATAAGTTCTTCGTAGGCGTCGAGTGCATCCTCAAAGCCTTCGATGATGTCATTGGGTGAAGCGTGTTTATCTAGTGCCATAATTAGGTTGGCAGCTAGATCCTTCACAATTTCTACGTCAACCATTCAACTGGGATGGAGTGATATGCCGCCCATTGAAAGCCGTTCTTCTCGGCCCATGCAGCGTACGTTGTCTTTGATTTCTTATTGATCTTATTGAAGGGAGCTTGAAAGACGAATCGAATGTCTAAGTCTGGATTTGCTTTCTTTACTGCTTTCATCTTCCGGCGATCCTCTTCGGTCAGGTGGCCTTTCGTTTCTAGAAAGACACCATTCTTCAAAAGAAAGTCTGGGGTGTAATTGCATTGAAGGATGTAGGGGACTTTGGTGGATTCGTATTCGTAACTGACTCCCAGATTGGAGAGAAGATCAGCGACCTTCTCTTCCAGCTGAGAACGGAACTTCATGATCAGAAGTCGTCGTCTTCATCAATGGTGGGAAGGTTAATGGTTACGTTCGGGTCATTTGCTTTGAAACCTTTGGTTTGTCCAAAGATCGCAGCAACCTCTGTCTCATCCAGGTCACCAGCATCGACACCAGCGCCGCCATTGAGTGCGACAATCTGGATGCCTACCAACTTGACCGACGTACCGTAAGACCCATCAGGTAGTTGATAGGGTTTCTGACGGAATGCAAGCTTGACCTTGCTACCGCTGTAGATCGGCATACCCTCAACGTTTTCAATGGGAGTACCTTCGGTGTCCACAATGGGAGGGGTATCACCAGGCGCCCAGCTGAACTTGATCTTGTATTGATCGGAGGTTACCTCTTCCCAAGGCTCTGGCTTAAGCGTTGCTCGCTTGGGATTCTTGTGCTTACTCAGCTGCCACTTGAGCAGCTCAGCACGTTCTTCCTCTAGGCGTTCGATGAAGTTGTTGTCAAGTACAGCACACAGGTTATGGCGGCCGAACTTAGAAGGCTGGCTAATTGCCTGATACCCTTCCAGGACAACAGGCTCTTTGGTTACGTGGATGGATTTTGTCATTAACAAAAGAAGTAGGTAGATTCAATGACGCTCTCAGGTTCGAGATCGCCAATGATTGGAGGTTCTGTCTCCGCACCAATTTGTTGGGCGAAGTCTTGTAGGTAGTCGTGCTCTGCAAACAAGTGCATGTATGTCTCGCGTACATGAGTGGATAAGACAGACATATCAGTAGCTCGGCAGAGCACCGAGTCATGGATCAATGCAATAGGTGCATCGAACCGGAGTGTTGATAGGTGTAGGAGTGAGGCATCGAGTGAGTGGATAAGGTTTGGAGCAGTAGCGTTCTTGTGGTGGTTAAGGTCAACCTCATCTCTGTCGCTATACGCAACTCTGATCTCACACCTTGCTTCACCCAGTAGCTGCAGCTTAACTGTTCGATACTGTTTCTTGTTCAGCTTCTGGTGAACAACAAAACCTGATGGTGTTGTCCACTCAAGGTGCTTTGCTCCACGCTTGATGGCATCGCGAACCTCTTTCTCGATCCAACTCATTACTGCCATAGGTCCAGGTACGACAACATCCATGGCATTGCGTACCGCCTTGACTGTGGCAGTTAGATCGTCCTTACTAATCTCCACACCCTTCTCAGCTAGCGCCTCGCGGATGTAGCCACGATTAGAGAAAGGCTTGGCATTGTAAGGTACGGTCATCACGACGCGCTTTACGGTTTTCCTGTCCATATAAGGCTGAATGCTTTCAGGACAGTGAGGTGCTGCTGTTTCAGCCACAACCTTGTAAGCATCTTGCGGGCGATCACCCGGCAATACATTAACAAGACGTGCAGTGTTCTTGTCCCTAGCTAGACCGGCAAGGATCTGTAGACCAGAACATGTTGCATCAGTCGCAACAGGGAGACCTGTGAACTGACGATCAGCTAACAAGACACAGTGGTACAACTCATCGCAAGCTGCAAGGAATTGCCACGGCTCATCAGCAGCCTCCCATTCAGGGAGATTACTTATAGGATCCTCAGCAATCCTCTTAATCAGCTCTTTGTTGTCGTGTGCCCACTGCAAGCGCTCACTCATTGGAGCTTTGTCTAGACCATAAGTTGTGGCACATTGGAAGCGCAACCAGTCCGCTGCCTCATGTGTCATCTCTGACTCATCAGCAAACCTCAAAAGACTCTTACCGAAGTCAGTGTCTTGAGGTGTGAGGAATGCAGGAATTGGATAAGCTCTTCCCCGGTAGTCGAACGACCACGGGATGTACCACCTTTTCTCTTTCTTGAAACGAGCTACTGCCTCCATTGTCATGCGCGTGCGGCATGAACGCTTGAACGCTTGTGCATTCTGGTTCATAACCTCAGCAGCACGGCGCCTGTAGTCCTTGCGAGCATCAAAGTTCTCGGCAATGTCAGCAGGCTTGGGAGGCAGGTCTAGGGTCACAATCGGGACAAACTTCCCAACTGCTACACCTCGCTCTTGCAGGGTCTCCGCCACGTCAACCACGAACGGATTCAGTGTGTAGGCCACACGTTGAATCTTGTTCAGGAAGTCCAGCGGCGCTTCCCCCTGTATACGTCCGACACCTCGCCGAACCAAGTCGTGGCCTTGCATTACCTCGTTCAGGATGTAGCCACCTGATCGCTCGTTAGACCAATCATTTGGTGGGACAAGCATGGGCCAGGCAAGTGGAGCAAACAGCTCTGCATCCTGCATCACCTGATCCTTGATTGCTAGGAACTCTGCTGTTGGTACTACATAGTTGGTTGTCTTCTTACCTTCTTGCCGTGTTGACTTTTCAAACCAACCGCTTGTTTCAGTAATGCACTCAAGCAACCATCCGCCCAGCTTCACCCGATTGACCCTTCCCCACGTCTGCCACTCGGCAACCTCAAGTCTGTTCATCAGCGTTTTAATGACCGTCAGACGCTGCTGTGTGCCGCAGGAAGCGTGCCAATAGCGTTTCTTGAGGTCATTGAGTAGCCCTGGCGCTTCACGCTCGTAGTGGCGCATCTGGCACTCGGCTTCAACTGCTGCACCAATGGCGTCCGTGACTTCTATTAACTGGTTGGAGTTCTGCTTGGTGCTGAATACCTTGTCAAAGGTCAGCTTGATTGCGATTGCCGCCGTCGCTAAGGGTTCTAGCTCCGATACGTATTTCTTTACAAGGTCAAAGTTATGACCCTGTTTCCTTAAGAGCTTGTATCCCGTTGCTTGCTCGATCCGCTCTGTCACCAGTGGTAAAAGCTTTTCCATGCTTGTGACACCATAAATAGTGGCACTCGCATAGCTCTGGCCTTCCAGCTTGTGGACGTTCTCCTTGAGCCGTTTGATTCCAAGGCGGATCTGGTCCCGCTCTAGTTCGATCTGTGCGGCGATCCGCAGGTCATCGACGTGGTGCTGCATAGGCGTGTTGAGTGTGAAGAATTGTGTGAGACGAGTAACTCGACTGAACGCCGAAGGAATACACGGGTGGACAGGTAGTGATACCAATAGAAAAGCGGGTGTTACCCCGCTGGTGTCCACTAAAGATACACGTGACGAACTACGATTTTGAGTCGAGTCCGTCTACCAATTCCGGCACGCTCCCAAGGGATTCCAACGATTCTCAGTCTTGAGATTCGACCCTGAATCCATGGTAGCAGGGGAATGGCAGTAGCTCTAGACGGACTTAGATGGCGTTGGCGCAGTTGACAACAGCAGCCATTGTGTTGTGCACGTAGCGCTCTGTCGTCTTGACGTTGCTGTGACCCATCGTCTGTTTGACGTGCATCACGGGCGTCCCTGCTGCAATCTGCCACGTGCCGTAGCTGTGGCGCAATGTGTGGAAGACATGACCTTTGGTGATCGTGTCGTCTTCATACATCATGAATCCACGAATGTTATTGAACTCTCGTGAGATCCGTTGCCTGTTAAACCAGTAGTCACCAAACACTAAGTCGCTTGGATTTGCACCATCTAAGATGCGATGAACCATAGGTAACAGTCGATCGTTAAGACCAACTTGCCTGTAGTTGTTCGTCTTAGTGCGTGACTCAGGTGTGCCTCCTACATGGATGAAAGGTTGCTCCATCCTGAAGTCGAAGTCCCAAGCACGAAGCTTGCGGATCTCACCTTGACGTAACCCCGTGTAAGCAGCAAATAAAATGAGATCTGCTAACTCAGTACGTCCGTGGTTGTTGGCAAGCTGACAGAAGTGATCGATCTGTTGCTGTGTAAACCATTCAGTGCGTCCCTCTGGTGTGCCATATCTGAGGATGACGGGCATCTCTGTGATTAGGTCATACCGCAGCAAGCATTTGAATGTTGTGCTGATTGTAGACAGAAACTTGTTAGCACTGTTATCAGTCCATTCAAGTTCATCTTTGATGTCTTCAGTGAAGTCCTTGATGAGCTTGGTTGTCATGGCCTTGAGAGGGATTGGCTCTCCTTCCATGTGGGTCTGAAGCTGTTTGTGATGTCTGCGTGCATTCTCAGCTTGCGTGTTCTTCTCACGAGTGAGAGACCACACAGGATGATTGGCACAGGCAAACTCAAAGGCTTGGTCTAAGTTCTTGACTGCTGCTTTGGCTGGCTTCTTGTCTAAATAACTCTGAAGTTTACTCGCCATAGAGGATCTCCTTGATTTGTTTGATCAGAAGTTCACCTTTAGGTGTCAGCTTTAATTGCTGTCGTCGTTTGTTCGTAGGGTCTGCCTCCTTGTGTATGAGGTTCAAGCCAGGCTTGTTCAACCTGTGAACCTTGGATAACCAGTCAGTATTCCTGCTGCCACTAGCAGTGGTGAAGTTGAGATCCTCCTCCAGTGCTTGCTTGTGACAGTTGTCGTGTGCTGCTACGTATAGCAGTGTGGACAGGAGCTGTGCTGGGAACTCACGATCTAGAACCCGCAGGAGTTCTGCGACCTTGAGTAGTCGCTCGGCCGTTGGGTCTGTTAGTTGTCGTCTTAGTGGGTCCATTGTGCCGTGGGCGACAGTCCCATTCTAGTCTAAGCCTACCCATGTGGACATGATGTGCAGCAGAAGTACTCCAGTAGTCCCAAAAGGATTCCTTATCAATGCCCAGGTATACAAAGTTGGTTGCGAATAGAGTTGCCAAGCTAGAGCTGTGAGTGTGAATGAAGTGAGATCTTATAAAGAGGCAGAGAACAGTTGCTTATTTTGTTAACGCTTGGTCATCTGTATCTACAGCATTCTGTAGTAATGTTTTTACAGCTTCCACAATTATATCGTTCATTGTGCGTCCATGCTTGGCTGCATAGATCTTGAGTTCTGTGTGATCATCTGTCCGAAAGACCACAGTTACTCGCTTCATGTCCCTGGACAAAGTGTGCCCAATAATAACACAAAGATAAAGCCGTTTTCACAGTTTTACAGTTTCACAGCTGAACTCCTGATCATCAGCGAGTTGTTCATACGCTAGCACGATAAGCTCCTCTTTGTAAGGGTGATTACAAACTTCATCAATGAGTTGCTGGAGGCGTCGTTCAAAAGTCTTCGTCGTCATTAAGTAGTGCAGGAGAAAGGTGGTGAATGGAGTCGTGGTCTACGACAGTGAACTCAACGTCTGGAGTACTGAGCAGTTGGTCTACCTTCTTTTGTGCAGCACCTTGCTTTTGATACACGTGCTCAGTGATTTTCTTAGTTGTTAGGTCATTGACGCGAATGATGCAGCACACAGAAGCAGGTAACTCCCATCCTGCTACCTTCCAGGACATGATCTCTTCGTAGGTATGAGGAATGAAGTTGTCATCGCTTGCTTGTGCATACTCTTGCCAATTATTGGGAAAGTACTTTTTCTTACCACTCATCTTCTAGGCGTACATCAATAAGGTTTGCATTCTTGTCTTTGGACAACTCAAGAGCAGCCCATGCAGCTGCTTCTGAATTGGGTGCGAGGATGTACCACGTACCTGTAGACAACACAACTTCGTAGTTCTTCATGCAATCCTCATTTGTGGTTATTTGTGTGCTTCTTCAGTAACGCCTTACGTCGTGCTACTGCACGCCTGACAGCTTGGGGCCGCCTGCGTCCTTGATCTTTACGCTTGCCATCGCAAGTCTTATGTATGGAACTGCATTGCATGTTATAAATTCATTGGTACAATGTATGTAATAACCAAACATGTATCCACACGTGTAGACGAATGCAATAGCAGCCGCAATTGTGAGTGTGAATAGCTGTAGGTATTGACCCACAACAATGTCAGAAGGTAATTTCATTGGATTAGTTTTTAAGGCAGAGGAACTTAGCTACCCTTCCCAATTGAGCAGTTAGATAGTCGACTTGTTCTTGATCGTAGTAACCTGCTGTTGCTTGAGTACGAATACCTTGAGCAACAAAGTCAACTAACTCAAGCCGAAGCTTGCGTTGTTCATCAGTTAGTGCTTTAGCCATCAATTAAACTCCGTGTCTTAGTGCGAGACCTGCAAAATCATCCTTAAAGGTGAGCAGTCGCTGAACTTCATTTTCAGTGAAATAACCTTCCTTGTTATCAATGGCCCTGTTGATTGCCTTGAGAATCAAGTTGAA